TTAAGGGACGGATTAACACCTCAGCCTTTTTTATATCCGGCTTATGTAGAGCATAGGGACGAACTTTTGCCAGCTTTACAAAATGCCCTGCGCGAAATGATGACGCAGCAATAAATTTCATATAAATGAAAACTTTGAAATAAAATGGTACCTGATAAATACATACGAAAAGCCTATTATAATTTACTTAGTGGGTTGGTTAGCGGAAGCGTTGCAGTTCCCGTTTATGATAAGCTTGTACCTAAATCAGTCGATCCTGTTCCAGCCGTTAGGGTTATTATAAATTCAATCACTAAAAAACAGGCAGATACTTCAAGAGCAGGTCACGATTGGAACGCTACTATTGAACTCGATATAATAGCTGAGTTTAGCAATGGTAATGTTAACTCGGTTATAGTTGATGACATTGAAGATCAGATCAGCACAATAATCGATTTAGCCGGGCCGGATATTAGCGTGGATAATTTCACCGTTTACAATACTCAGGTAACAGTTGCAGCCGACAGAGTTATGAACTACCCGACACGATCAGTTCATAGCAGGGTGGTAAGGTATAATCATATTTTGGGATAGTTTGCATTTATGCAACACGAAAATTTAAAGCTATTAACCGTTTACTTTTTATCTTTAATTGATAAATTCATAATCATTTAAAATGAGCGCAAAAAAAGAAAAGGGTAAAGACCTCATCGTCTATATTAATGGCGTTGCGGTACTTTACGACGAATCCAGCACAATTAATTTCACTGCAAAAACAGCCGATACAACCAGCCGGGCATCACAAGACGCTAACGGTACTATCTGGGAGGAAGCAGTTCCTATTTCAATCGGTATAAAGATAACTGGTAGCGGATTTTTGGTTAATGATAATCCTTCAGGCGGTGCCGCTGTTTATTCGTCAGGCCGTTTATATACTGCCCTTGCTAATCAAACTCTGGTTTATGCTACATGGAAAAGCCAGGACGGTTTATTCTTATATGGTTGCGATTGCTTCGTAATGGATCTTAAAGTAACTGCAACTGTTAAAGATGTAGCGAAATATGACTATACGCTGCAAGGTAACGGTGTTGTGAGCTTAGTTCCAGTTAGCTAATGGCTGAAATTACTGATTTCAATCTTCCTGAACCAGTTGTGTTAAACATTGGTGGCGAAAAGTTCTTATGGCACTTCAATAATTATGCGCTCGTTGAATTAGGCCATTTAACTAAAAGCGAACCGTTTAACGCTCATATAGCTTTGCAAAATGTAGCAAAGCGCGATGTAATACAAGGCCTGGCTTATTTGCTTTATGCCGGATTGGTGGGTTACGAAAAGATGCAGGGAAATTTTGATCATGGCATTGAAATGAAAAAGATTGCTGGGTTTACTGCGACTGCCAATATAAACGATTTTGCACCATTGTGGGATGCTTTCAAAGCTTCTACGGACATGGGCGAGTTTCTGGTAACACTGAGAGGCAAAGAAGATAAAGACGCTGAAAAAAGCGTAAAAAAAAAGTAGAAATAAACTGGCGTAGTATCTGCGAGTTTGCGCTCGGTGATGTAGGACTACGAAAACATGAGTTTCTTTCTATGACATGGTATGAATATACCGTTTTACTCGGTGGGCATATCAAAAGAAGTGTAAAAGAATGGGAGCATTCCCGGTTTATCGCTTATTATACCTATTGGGCTAACAGCGATGAAAACCGTGATAAAATAACAGATTTCCTGCCATTAGTAACTGATCCTGAACCAGAAGCGGCTAAAGAGTTAAGCCAGGATGAAAAGGATAGGATTTTTGCAGAAATAAAAATAAGGGAAGAAGCATTTAAACAGATCAAAAATGGCGGGTGAAGATTTAAGGCTCACCATTGGGGCCGACATAGATGCTTATCAAAACGGCTTAAAACAGGCCGGACAACTCACACAGAATTTTAGTAATGATGTATCACGTTCATTAGCTGGGGCAGCAGCATCAACAGATGCTTTAGGCGGCTCAGCAATGTCAGCGTCGATGAAGTTTTATACCATGCGTTCGGGCGTAAGTGCTGCCCGTGATGGTGTAATGGCTTTTACTTTAGGTGGTCAAGCGGCAGAACGTTCCTTGCTTGCAATGGGTCACCACATCACAAGCTTAGTAAACGAAACCGGAAGTTTTAAAGGCGCTTTAGGTGCTTTAGCTTCGTCGCTTTGGGGTCCGGGTGGTTTAATATTGGGTATTACTCTTGCGGTTGAATTATTTGATAAATTCGGTTCATCTTCAAAGGGTGCCGCTCAATCATCAGCCGAATATATTGATAGTTTAGATGCAATAACTCAGGCTACAATAAAAGGCAAAGAATCAGGCGAGCAGGAAATAACCCGGTTAAAAATTCTTTACGATGCTACTCAAAACCATACACTTTCTTTACGGGATCGGAATAAAGCATACGATGAACTCGAAAAGAAATATCCTAATTGGTTTAGTAATGCCGAAAGAGAAAAGACGCTGTTAGGAGAAAACAAGAAGGCTTATGATGATTTGTCAAAAGCTATACTTGCTTCTGCTTTGGCTAAAGCTTATGAAGATCAAATAGGTAAAAATGCCGAACGCGAATTTGCTAATCAGAATAAAATAACTGACTTATCTAAGCAAAGGGATCAGGCTCAAGGGAGTTACAACAGCCAACTTTCAAGCCTTAAAAAAACATATCCTGGTATTCCCGAAAGTGAATTAAAAACCCTATACGGCCCGGCTTTGGTCGGTGACATGCAAAAGGTCGCAAGTTTGCAAAAGCAAATAAACGACCTGCAAACTGATAGCGGATTAATCACTAAGCAAAATCTTGAATTACAGAATTTAGCTACAAATAATGAAGTAAAAGCTGGATTTAGCACAAATCCCGGTGGCGATACTAATAAAAATACCGATGCTGTAACGGGGCTTGATTTATTAAAGCAAAAACAGCAAGAGTTTAAAACTGCTTTGGATGATGCTGTAGCTGACAATAAGCCGGCGGAATACATCAAAAACCTTGCTATTCAGTACACTGCATTAAGCGAAAAAATCAGCGAGGTTGAACAGAAAATTGCAAACTCTCAGGTAATTGGTGGTGGTGCCGCTCCTCTTACAGCAGTAGGCACGAAAGCTACGACTATAAACGGGAAAGATGATAATCAATTATCAACAGATAAGCTAACTGGCGACGATATAGCTAAAATGGCTAAAGCCTATGAAGATTATGTTCATTGGCTAAATATGGCACACCAAAGCAATGCCGACCTTAAAAAAGATAATGCAGAAGAAAATTTAGCATTTAAAGAACTTTCAAAAACGGTAGGTCAGGGATTGGTTGGTGCTTTTGAAGCCGCGATGCAAGGAACTCAAAGCTTTGTTCAGGCAATGGGTCAATTTCTTGAAAAGTTAATTGAAAAGTTAATTGCGGCGGCAGCGGCAGCAGCAGTTGTAGCTGTTTTAATGACCGTTATTTCAGGCGGTTCGTTTTCAGCAGAATTTGCTTCATCATTTGGTCAGTTAAGTGGGTTAACGGGCGTAATAGGGTCATTGGGCGGCACAGCAACATCAAGTTTACCACAACACGCAAACGGTGGTATTGCTACATCTGCATCAATAGGAATATTCGGTGAAGCAGGGCCAGAAGCATTGATTCCATTAAACCGAATGAATGAATTTACAGGTGGTGGCGGTGGAAATATGGAAGTTACGCACCGGGTATCGGGATCTGATTTGCTTTTAGTTATTAATCGTGCAACAAAAACACAAGGCCGTAAATCATAATGGTTACATTATACACCTTTAGAAAAAGTAATTATTTATACACGGTTTACCGGGATGATACTAACTATGCCCTTGTAAATTACTATTCTACTTATTCGCCGGGCGTTGACAGCCAGCCGCCAGCTAATACTACTATTTCAGTAGTTTGCGTGCCGGGTACCTACGATCAATATTCCTACAAAACTCAAACTGCCGTTCCTTATGTTTACATTGACATAAACCATGATGCTGCGGAATGCGGATACGTGCCGCCAGCTTGTGACGTTGCTATTTCAAGTTTTACAAAAAGCGATCAGACTGCAACGGGCGTAAATGACGGCAGCGCAAATTTATTTTGTACTTCCTCATCGCCTCCAATAACTTACTACTTATACACATCAGCGGATGTTTTAGTAACTCAAAATACTACCGGGTTATTTACAGGCCTTGCGCCAGGTGATTACTACATCAAAGCTTATGATACTCGTTTGTGTTATCAGATTCAAACCTTTACTATTTTAGCTTATGATGAAACATCGCAAACGCATTGGAAATATCGTTTAGATTTCACAAGTTTAGACGGCCTTACAAGCTGGGAATTGAGGCTTATAGATGTTTTCCATAATTACGATAATACAGTTTACCCGATTGACATAACAGGGCAAGATGAGCCTATCGTCAAAAAAGTAGCAGATCCAAACGAAGATAAAACGACTTCAATAATATGCACAACGCTGGATATAAACCTTGAATATACCGGAAACGATTTTACTATTGAAGAATTTATAGTTCCTGAGCAAAGCTGGAAAGTTGAATTATATAAAGATGGCGTTTTGGACTTTCAAGGCTGGATTTTGCCGGACGAAACGCAAAACTATTATTCAGATGCCCCCTATGCAGTTACCCTGACAGCTACCGACGGACTGGCAAGCTTAAAGGGCAATCTTTGGGGAGATGGTTCGGGCGGTCAGGGTTATGGATCGTATCAAATCGCGCAATACGGCTTTACTTCATGGGCGCTTCTTGTTAAACAGTGCTTAGATCAGTTAGGCTACGATTACGGTAGCACAACTATAATTTCATCGCTTCAATTTGCCGGAACTTATGATGTAAATCTATGGGTTGAAATAGGCATGTGGAGTGATATTCTTTACGATTCGTCAGGCATTCCTACCGATACCTATTCTGCATTAGGCTTGCTTTTGGGAGGCTTAAAATTAAGTATCGTCCAGCATAAAGGCTATTTTGTTTTATTCAATAGTAACGACCTTTTTTATTTAAACAAATCTGCAAGGTCGGCAGACTTTGAAAATGCAGTTTATCAATTAGGCCCGACATTTGAGAATATTGCGGAAACTGGTACAGCGGTAGAGCAACCATTAAATCAATTAATTGGCAAAGATTATCCCGGCATACCAATTAATCCCCCACAAGGTATAAATTACGATAAAGCTTATAATATTAAAGAAAGAGTAGATTTTAACTCTTTGGCGTTGCTTTTTACTAATCCGAGTTTTGAAGTTGGCGCCGTTCAGGGTAATTTGCCACCTGAATTTCAATTTTATGGACCCACACCCACACCGGCTTATTGTAATTACGACCCAGTAATACCAGGAGTCACAAATTCAGGAGCATTTGACGGTGTATGGGAATTACAAACCGAATGGCATACAGCATCAGGAGTCAATGCTCCAGCATTTGGAAGTCAGGCTCAGCTTATTAATCCAATAGTTATTGATCAGCCTTTGGTTGGTATCAATCTGTCATATCAATGGCGAGGTAATACACCATTTAATTCATATATAAAAATTGGCCCATCAGTAGCTTTAATATTTACCGAAACATCAACAGGTCTAACATGGTGGTGGAATAATAGGCCAACTCCCGGCCCTGCTTGGAAACCATTTACATCGGAATCCGATATAGGTGCTTTATATGTTGGTGATGATGCAACTGATAATAGATGGCACAATTTTACGGTTCAAACAGCATCATTGCCAAATAGTGGAATTGGAACTATTCAAATTATGATAAATGGCCCTGGTTACGTTTATACAACCGGCCATGAGCTTCCAGCAGGAACACTAATTTCTGTATCTATTGATGACTTAAATATTACCCAGTACAGTACAATAGTTTCATCAGTAAATCAAGTAGCTGAAATACATCAGACTGCTAAAGTAGTGGAATTACCAAATTCAAACATTAAAAATCCGAATCTAAATCTTTTTACTTTCCCCACAAACAAACGTTGTGCAGGAAATATATTCTATTGCCCGGATATTAGCATTAATTATGCTTCGGGTATCGTTGCTAATACTTGGAATTTCGCTTTGAAAGTTGCTGACCCATCAGATAGACTACCTGCGACAATCACAAGGGCATACGCTCGAAACTATGCCCGGCAAATGCTAAAATGGGAAGGTGACGTTAAAACAAACTACCTGCAATTTTACGGAACGTTCCAAGTCGAATACTTTGATAGTAAAGTTTTTTTAGCATTTTCTATTGAAAGCAAGCTTAGATCAGGCATTCATCATGTGGTATTAATCGAGATTGACGATTCCGATGCTCAAAACGTTTACACCTATACACCTGTATATGAGAACAGCGCGAGAACGCTTCAATAGTTCTTTGCAGTTTTGCAACACGAAAATTAAGCTGTATAAGAAGCATGTTGGGTAAATTTATGCCTGTTGAATAGTGGAATAAATGGCAATAAAGGGTAAGGATTTAATATTAAGTCTATCCGTTAATGGAGTTGTCAAGCCTTTTTTATATTGTAAGACCTGTACGCTCACCCAAACTGCCGATGTGTTAGAAACGACCACACGCGGATCGGGCAGCGCACGTTCATACGATTATAATAGAACGTCTTACAAAATCCAGCTTACGAGTCTTGCTGATTTGTTAGATGTAACTTATTCAAGCCTTTATTTACAAAACTGCCTGAATAATAGGATTAAGGTAACTTGGAGTTTTAAACTCGATTACACAACTTATTATAGCGGTAGTGCTTTAGTTACATCAGCAGCTATTGATTCGCCAAACGATGGTGTTTCGACGTTTACGGGGGAGTTAACAGGTGATGGCGCTATCGCTATCGCTGCAACCATTCCTCCAGTAGCAGAAAATTACAATTATATCCGGGCGCTTTATGGTGATCCTCGATTCAGCACAAACGGTTTAGGTCAGGTAGTATTTACTGATCCTGCATTGAAAGGATTTACAGGATATCCAATTTTTGCAACTCAGCTATCTACTTATTTCACTTTAGCAAACATAAGCTACGATTCGGTAGATGGTAGCTTTACTATTCTTTCGGATGGCTTTAGTTTATTAAGCGGATACGATTTGATCATTTATCCATACCAGGTTCAAGAAACATAATGAAATGAAAAGGCTTTTATTAATAGTTACCATTATATCAGCATTTGTTACAGCGTCTTTTGCTCAGACAAAGCCAGTAGCAACCCGTACACCCGATGGCCCTCAGTTTATCGGGGACGCGAATTTAAAAGCAACAAAATATTTAATAGTACCCATTTCAAGTGTTACGGGAATAACAGGCGGTACGGTTGATAGTGCAGGATACATCCGATACAATCCATCTACTAAAAACTTTGAGGGTTATTATGGCCCGGTTCATGGCTGGGGCGCTATTGGTGCTGCATCAGGAAATATTGTAGCAAAAGCCGATAGTAATACTTTTCCTGGTTACGTTACCCGTACAGCTTTAAAAGATTCATTAGCGAATAACACCCTAATATTTTCAAGACGGTTTAAAAACGTTTCAGGAACGGTTGATTTAGCTATCGGTGACAGTTCGGCCACATCCACAAATAACAAACTTGTATTCAAAAATAATAACGGTGATTTAGTCACTCCTAACATCGTGTATGCTGCCGGAAGTACAAATACTATTACTTATACCGGAATGAAAATAGTTGCTTCAGGTGGGCTGCAAATACCTACCGGAGCAAGTTCAGGGTATGTTTTAACAAGCGATGGATCAGGGAATGCTTCATGGTCGGCAGGTGGAACAACCAATATCTATAACCATAACGGCACATTAACAGGTAACAGATATTTTAACGGTGGGTTTCATCAATTGCACCTTGATTCATTGTCCGGGTATTATCAAAGTGTTGCAGGTACCGACGCTTTGGGAGAAGAAGATGCAACTACTTCATTCTATGGCAATACTAATACTATAAGTTTTTCTTATTGGGGTGGTGATTATTACGCATTTTCATCTTCGGATGACGGCACAGGAAATTCAACAATGAACCTTTCGCATCAGCAAGGTTCAAGCTATGAATCCTTTTCGTTTGACAATAATAACAC